TATTGGTAAACCATACACAGATGTAGAAGATGCAAGAACCTTTTTTAAATTAGATTCGTTGATGGAGTTCTTGAGAAACAGAAAGTTTGATAACTACACAAGGGCACAAGTCCAAGAGAGATTGAAAGAGATTAACAACGGAGACAGTTCGTTAGTTAAAAAGTTTCAGAACTCACAAGGCAAGTGGAAATCTGTAAGAGTCTGGTGGATACCAGAGTTTGGTGGAGAAGTGGAGATTAAACCTATTACAATAGAAGAAGAGGAGGTCCCGTTCTAATGGAAGTATTAATAGCTTTTTGTGTCATCTTTGTTGAGGAGTGCAGATATAACGGTGGGGAGGGAATGTGTAATTTCTGGAACCCTGGTGTTGTATTTAAATCATTTGATGAATGTACAAAAGATAAAAAATTAATAGAAGAGTATCTAGTAGAAGAACTGTGGAGAATACATCCCGAGGCAGTCAAAATATATGCGAAAGGAGCATGTGGAGAATAATGACAAAATTATATACAACTGCACCGACTACAATTTTTGGACCGCCTGGAACAGGCAAAACAACAACTCTAATTAATATAGTACAAGAAAAGTTGCTTGATGGTGTTAGACCTGAAGAAATTGGATTTATGTCTTTTAGTAGAAAAGCAGCAACAGAAGCAAGAGAAAGAGCTTCATTAATCTTGGATTTAAATCCGAAGGACATGATCTATTTTAGGACGTTACATTCTCTTGCTTTTAGTTGGCTCGGCTTGAGCACATCAGAAGTTATGTCGGGCCGTGATTATAATGAACTAGGTAAACTTGTTGGTTTAGATTTCAGAACTACACAAACAGTGAATATGGAAGAAGGTGCACTATTTAATATAGGTGCGGGTGGCGATAAGTATATGTCATTGATACAGTATGCGAGAGTTAAAAAAGTTGATCTTGAAGAAGAGTTTCATAAAGGTTGGGATCAAAGTTTAAATAAACAACAATTACTAGTGTTGGACAAGGCTTTCAAGGATTATAAAAGAGCAAATCGAAAAGTTGATTTTATTGATATGATAGAAAGATTTATATGGCAAGACACATCTCCCGAGTTTGAGTTACTTATCATAGACGAGGCACAAGACTTGGCTCCACTGCAATGGGAGATGGTTCAAGATGTATTAGTTCCTAACTCTAATGAAATTTACTACGCTGGAGACGATGACCAAGCTATATATTCTTGGATGGGTGTTGATGCTGATAACTTTCTTAATGCTAGTAGTGATAAAATAATATTAGATCAATCATATCGTGTTCCCGAACATCCATTTGCTTTTGCAAAAGGATTGACCGAGCAAATCACGAAACGAGAAAATAAAGAATGGAAACCAAAGGAAGAAAAAGGTCTTGTTACATGGCATAATAATATCCTTGACGTTGACATGAGAGAAGGCGAGTGGTTGATTCTTACAAGAACAAACTACATAGCTAATAAAGTTTGTCAGAGTTTAAGAGACGAAGGTTATGTATTTTGGAGAGAGGGCGAAGGGTGGTCTGTATCCATCAATGTATTGGTAGCAATAGAAGTATGGATAAAACTACAACGAGGTGCGACAGTACCAGCAGATCTACTTAAACCTTTTTCAAAACTTATAGATCCTAAATATATACAAAGATCGGGTAGGAAAATTATGTATTCTCTACCAGACGATGAAGAATATACATTAGTTCATTTAAAAAGATTATGTGGCTTTGAAGCAAATAACTTTGTAACATGGCAGAACGTCTTAAAAGTATCTGAACAAGTTGCTGCATACATAATCTCTGTGCGAAGGAGAGGCGAGAAAATTCTTTCGGCAGATCCTAGGATCCGTGTATCTACAATCCATAGAGCAAAAGGTGGAGAAGCAGATAATGTAGCATTGTTGCTAGACTCAACGAAGGCATGTGTGGAAAGTCCAGACCAAGATGCAGAGAGAAGAGTTTGGTATGTGGGTGTAACTCGAGCAAAGAAAGAGTTACATATAATATGTAAATCTGGACAGTATGGATTTGAATTATGAAAAAAGAATGGTATTTACAAAAAGCAATTGACGAAAGAAACCCTAAACCATTTTGGGATAGTTATATTCACAGAATGTGCGAAGTTATTGAAACCTCAACTAAAGATCCTTTTAAAATAAAAAGACCTTTAACCGAAACACATAGAGTTACAGCCAAGGATTTAAACCCAAATAAAAAAGACAGAACATATTTTTTAGATGAGGCAGAGAAATTAATCAATGGTCCGAGAGCCAAAGAGTATGGGCCTGCTAAATTTAATCATGAAAGAATAGCTCAGATATGGTCTATTATACTAAAAAGAAAAGTTACGGCACAAGAAGTTGTGGCTTGTATGGTTGGTGTAAAACTAGCTAGATTAGCAGAAACGATAGAACACGATGACAGCTGGGTCGATATAATAGGCTACGCTGCATTAGGTGGAGAAATTATTAATGACAAGTGACCAATACCACTTATTGGAACAAGACATAAAAGACGTAGCATGGGGTAATGTAGATTCGGATTGGACACCACCCGAAACTATACCCGATTTATCACAGTATGATACGATAGCTATTGACCTGGAGACAAGAGATGAGAATCTTTTAAAACTAGGACCTGGGTGGACTAGAAAAGACGGACACATAATAGGTGTTGCAGTAGCAGCTGGAGAAAGTTCTTGGTATTTTCCTATAGGTCACACAGTTGGCAACATGCCGAGACGACCCGTGTTCCAATGGCTTACTAAATTATGTAGTGATACTACAAAAACTTTCGTGTTCCACAATGCGTTGTACGACTTAGGTTGGCTAAGAGCCGAGGGCATAGAAGTCAAAGGCAAAATAAGAGATACGATGGTAGCAGCGCCATTGTTAAATGAGAACAGAAGATACTACAATCTTAACTCTTTGGCTGGCGATCATCTTGGTACATATAAAGATGAGAAGATGCTCAAGAGTGCAGCAGAAGAATTTGGTGTAGATCCAAAGTCTGGTATGTGGAAACTACCACCTCGTTATGTTGGTGCATATGCAGAACATGATGCAGCTATAACTTTAAGACTGTGGGATGTTTTAAGAAAAGAGATAACCAAAGAAGAGTGCACGGGTATTTTTAATTTAGAAACTAGACTTACACCTTTACTGTTGGATATGAAAACAGAAGGAGTAAGAGTAGATATACCCAAGGCAGAATTAGTTAAGAAAGAATTAGCCGATTTAGAAAGATCACTTGTAGAGGAGATAGTCAAAGAGACTGGAGTCACGGTTGAACCTTGGGTCGCTACATCTGTAGCAAAGGTCTTTGATGCTGTGGGACTTGCGTACTCTCGCACAGAAAAGTCCGGGGCCCCCGCGTTTACAAAACAGTTTCTTGCAAATCATCATCATCCTATTGCGAAGAAGATTATAAAGATAAGAGAGATTAACAAAGCCAACACGACTTTTATTGATACAATTCTTGAACATTCTCATAATGGTAGAATACATTGTGATTTTCATCCTTTACGTTCTGACGGCGGTGGTACTGTCACTGGTCGTTTTAGTTCTTCTAATCCTAATTTACAGCAAATACCAGCAAGAGATCCATATATAAAAAAATTAATTAGAGGTTTATTTATACCCGAAGAAGGATCAAAGTGGGGATCATTTGACTATGCCTCTCAAGAACCAAGATGGCTTGTTCATTATTGTGCGACACTTACAGGTATAGACAGACATCCACAGATAGATGACGTTGTATCTTTATATCATAAAGGAGAAGCGGACTTCCATCAGATAGTTGCAGATATAGCAGGTATACCTAGAAAACAAGCGAAGACTGTGAATCTAGGATTGATGTATGGTATGGGTAAAGGTAAGTTAGCAAACATTCTTGATCTATCTGTAGATGAAGCAACTACTCTTCTTGATAAGTATAATGATAAAGTTCCTTTTCTAAAATCAATATCAGAGAAGACTACAAAGAAAGCATCAGAGAGTGGTATTATTAGAACTTGGTTGGGCCGTAAGTGTAGATTCAATATGTACGAACCTTTCTCATATCAATATAATAAAGCACTTCCTATGAAAGAAGCTATTGATGAGTACG